AATTTTCACTGCAATAATCACGGTAATAATTAATGTTGAAAAAATTGCTAAATCAACGACTGCCATTTTTCTTTTTCCTTTCTTTCCCAAAAGCATCATAAATTTTATGATATCTTTTTAATGCACCAGGGAGCCAATTAGGTTGTTTTTTCTTTTTCATTAGTGCCTAAACTTTCTGATATCTAAAATTGCTTGCTCTGGAGTATAATTGTACTTTTGTCCCATTGCTACAAAAAAATTCATAACTCTTTTTTGAGCTTCTTTTTCATTTTTAGGTTTTGCTCCACCACAATAAATATGTTCTGCTATCAAATTATTCAAATCATATTTTTTTGTGAGCATTTCAATCCATTTATACATAGGATGATTTTTATCGATTAATATTTTTTTCATAATAGACTCCATAATGCAAAACAAGTTACGAGTAAACTAAATCTTGGCAGTAATGCGTAAAACAAAATTAACATTCCTAATAAAAATAGTATCATTTGATTCCTTGATATTGTTTAATTATATGGTCTGCAATGTCATTATTAATTAAAACATAACCTGTGTCATCTAATTGTAATTTTAAGTTACAAAGTTTTTCTTTACATGCCTTATAGAATACATCGTTAGGCAAATCGTTTTTAGGTACGGCTTTAGCTATGTCCTGCACCTCTTTTAAATACTCAAACCAATCTTTAGCCATTATTGCATTCTCCAAGAGTTAATTGTTTTATTTACTTGATCTAATAAAGCAGTAAATTTTTCAATAGTTGCATCAAATGTCATCGAAACTTTTCTATGATTTACAAACATTGAAATTGTTTTTTCTTTACTGCAATATTCTACAGAAAAAGATTCTATATTAAGCGGATTTAATTTAAATGATTCGCCTGATTCTAATTTTATTTCTGTAATTACATCCATATCCCACGAATATATGAATTAAAAAGACAAAGTCAAGTCAAAATAAATGTTTATTTTTAATGGTTATTGACAAATTATCCCATAAAATCTAATAATACCCTATGAAATTATATCGTTTTATTGCACGTTATGCAGGGCAACGTATAATGATAGACGTTAAAGCACACAACGATGATGAGGCGAAGGTTAATTTCATAAATGGGTTAAAAGAAGGCGGAGGAACGTGGAGGAAAGAAATAACATATTCTCCTTCCAAAGTTTTCATAACTTATGAGGAAACAAATGATGATAGAAACGTCACAGTCTCTGTTACTAAAAAAGATCAGCTTGGAGTCCAAGTGGAACCAGTTGTATCTGGATAATGGTTGCGAGACACCAGACATGAAATGGATAGATCTTGAATTAAAAAAAACAAGATTAGCAATGAGAGATCTAGCCAACGTGGTTGCAAGACAAGAATTACTGAGAGAATATTCAGATATTTCTAGTTAAGGCAATAAAAAAGATAGAATAGGTAAAATTCTATAGGCTACTCTCGTCTTTTAAATTAAAATCTACTTTTGTAAATAAAACTTTACCGTTAATATGTTGTTTAGATTTTTCTAAACATATAGGACAAACAAAAATATTTTCATCTTTTGTTTTTCTAAAATGTACAGGAGTTGCGCAGTGTGGGCATACACCTAAATTTATTTGTACATCTTCTAAATCCATTATGCATCTCCCCAGTCCTTTCCAATTGCCACATCTACTTTAGATGGAACTACTAATTCTGGAATAGAACTTTCCATTATTTTTTTAATCTGTTCCGAATCTTTACTCTCTCTAACACTAAAACATAATTCGTCATGTATTTGCAACATAGGTAAAAACCCAGCATTATTGCAGTCAATCATAGCTTGTTTAACTTGATCTGCAGCTGACCCTTGAATTAATCTGTTCAAAGCTTTAAAAGTACCGGATCTTCTAATATTGTTAACACCGTATTTTTGAACTGCATCATCGTAAGTTGTTGATTTATTTAATCCCCAACTAGCAACTTCCCATTTATCAAATCTACAACGTCTGCCTCTAATGGTTCTTATAGACCCGTTTGTTTCTGCTGATTCTTGACACTTTGATGCTAATTGTTTTACGAAAGGAACTTTCTTATTGTATTCGTCCAAAAGTTTTTTTGCCTCTTCTTCTCCAATTCCAAGTTGTACGGATAGTTTTTTGGCGCCCATTCCATAAAAAAGTCCCAAGTTAATAGTCTTCGCTTGTCCTCTAGGTATGCCCGCCATATCTGCAACTGTTTGATGGAAATCTGCGTCGTCTTTCTCATAAGCTTTAATTAATTGTTCTGATCCTTTAAATCCAACTGTGTAAGCATAATGAGCTACAAGTCGTGGCTCTTGTTGCGAATAGTCGAATGAGCCCCATAATAAGTCATTATCAGGTTTAAATATAGATCTAATTTTAGGGCCAAACTCCTTATTTTTTGCAGGAACTTGCTGTAAATTTGGATTTGACATTGACAATCTACCAGAAACTGTACCTCCAGAATCTGATTTTAATTGGTTAATTTCAGCGTGAATTCTACCTTTATGTTGATATTTAATAATCGAATCAATGAATGTTGATGTAAATTTGTTGATTTCTCTAGCCTCTCTTAAATATTTTGCTATTGGTGCAGTACAATTTAATAGCCAATTAGCTGTAAAACTAGGTTCTTTTGTCTTTTCTGTTCTAGGATAATCTATCTTTAATTTATCAAAAGCTTTGGCTATACTTCTTGCCTCCCAAATTTCTACATTAAGACCACATTCTTTATTAAGTTGATGTAATAAAGTTTTTTCTTTTTTTAAAAATTCTTGTTTTAATTTTTCAGCTTGTGCAACATTTACACGTATCCCCTTAGCCCTCATTGCAATTAAAATCGGCGTAAGTTTTGTTTCTAAATCAAATATAGTTTGTAAAGAGTTGTCATAAATTTTAAATTTTAAATACTGCCAAAGTTTTAAAGTTAATGATGCATCTTGTTCTGCATAAAATCCTACATATTGAGCTGGTAATTTATAGAGCTCCTGTTTAGCGTCCAGTCCCCAATCGGCTGCTGCTTCTTTTAGCTCTTGTTCAGACTTTGTTTCGCCTAACCAATCGAAGCCGAGAGAATTTAGTGAATAAGAAAATCTATTTTCATCTACAATAGCTGCAGCTATCATCGTATCAATTATTCTTCCATTTTTAATATTTACACCGTGAGCCCTTAACCAACCTACATCGTATGATGAATTGTGAAATATCTTATCACCAGGACCACTTACAATGTCTTGAACCCAATCCATTACCATTTTATAATCCATGTTAGAACCAACTTCATGACCGATAGGGTAATAACCAACGAAGCCCTCTGTAGCCACACCAACACCTACAATATTACCATCCATAGTAGGCCAACCTGGTCCTTTTTCTTTGATGTTCGGATCTTTGGTTTCTAAATCTATTGCTATTTCTTTCGCATTTTTTAAATCAGGAAAGTGTGTTGGAGGAGTCCAATCGGATTCTTTAAATATAAAATTTATTTGATGACTCATTCTGTGTAATCTCTTTCAATAATCATTTCACAATAATGTATTGCTTTTTTTATATCTGCTAATTTACCTTTGTCTTGATGTCGTGTTACATATTTAACTACATTTCCTTCTGCAAATAATAATTTATTTTTATTTATATATTGTGAAGGTTGAATAGGATGCTTTTTATAATGTCTCCCGCCAACTTGTTTAAAGTAAGTTTTATTTGTCATTTTTTATTTCTACTGTAGCTATTGTATCATTATGCTGACTTCCATGAGCAATTAACATTATTCTAGATAATTTAAAACCATATTTTTTTCCAATTCCATTACTATTCCATCCAAAACAAATTACTTTACCATTCGTTTTAGTAATTCTAGAAATTTCTTTTTTACAATTTGACCAATAAGAGGCATTAAAATTATCTAATGAAATTCCTGCGTTTTTATACTTTGTTTTTAATTGATAAGAAGAATATGGAGGATCAAAAACTAAAGCATTAATACTATTTGTCGTTATTGTTTTTAAATATTGAACAGCATCTTGTTTAAATGGGTAAGGAAAAGGATCAATATAATCAAAACCAAGTTCTTCATTAATTAATTTTTTTAATGGTTTAATTGTAAATGTTTTATGACTTGGCATAGACCAATATCTTTCAATTTTTATTTCCATACAAATAAGTTATTTTTGGTTTATATTTTTTATGATATTCGTCTCTAATGATTCGTAATCTTTTACACATTAATTGTAGTATTTTCAAACGTTTTCTTAGTCGTGTTAATTCTTTTTTCATGATCTTTCTGCCGTTAAAATTGCAAAACCTATTTCTCTAATTATTTGAGGTACAATCGAGTTTCCTAATGATTTTAATCTTTCGTTTCTATTTCTGTCCATCCGAGTGGATACCCCATCAGGAATTCTACAAATTCTGGATTGAGTCTGCCACCAACTTTCTCTTGTTTTATCATTACTACTCCTGACAAAATACTTTTCTCCGCCATTCTTTTGTAATTTGTATTTTGACCTGTGTCTTTCCAATCCCTTGCCGTTGGAGTTGGAAACATGTTCATCGCGTCTCGTAGTTTTACTCCCCATCTGACACCTTTCTTGTTCTCTCGAAAGAAATGACCATCCTTCAACTGCACATCTTTTGCTATTCCACCCTCCGAGTCCGATGCTGTTGGAGTTGGATACATGTTCACTACTGGTTTGCCGTATTGAACTTGCTCCGCTAAATTTCCTGGTGGAACTGTCATCCTTCCAATACTTGTTCTGTATTTTTTTCTTCTTTCCATCGCTTCCTTTGATCTTGTTCCAATGTCCGTTGCTGTCGGAGTAAGCCATAATCCAGATTCGTTTTCTTTGGTGCCAAGCACCGACGCTTGCAGCTGGAATAACAATACATTGGACTTGGAAACCCGCTTCTTCCAAATCAGTTTGCACCTGTCTGAGCACCACGCCGTTGTTGATGTTAATAAGCCCTTCAACGTTTTCGCCAATAAACCATCGGGGTCTACATTCTCTAACGACTCTAATAGTTTCATCCCAGAGGTATCTATCGTCATCTGTTCCTTTTCTTTTTCCTGCGACTGAAAAAGGCTGGCACGGAAAACCTCCGGTGACAATGTCCGCTTGATATT